GAACCTGCTTGCTTATGCGCCTCATGCCGCCTGGGCCCGCTGTCGCCATACGCCCATGGCGGTGAATACGCGATTGGCCTCGACCTCAGTGAGCGTCACGTCATCCGGTATGGCTATCCAGCCAGACCCGATCATGTGATTCGGGTTGCTCGCCGCTACCAGCTCGGCGTGTTTCTCGATCATCAGCTGTTCCAGATTCGCCACCAGGTGCACGCCGACTGGTGAGAACTCGGTCGACTTGCTGTACTGGCTGCCGTCCGGCTGCTGGCAGAACACGCTCATGTAGATCGTCCAGCGGTGGGCCAGGTCGCAAAGGGCGTTGGCCACTGGGAGGCTGGTGATCTGTCGGCAGTTCTTCCAGTTCAGCATCACCTGTCGATCGGGCGGCTGAACGTCGACCACTGCGGCGTGATTGGTTCGCACCAGGGCGCGGCGGGACCGGTCAATCTGAGCGCGCCGGTTGCAGGGCTTGCGGACTTTGCTCATATCGCCTCCGCCAGCTTGCGCAGCCTGAACCGCTCGGCCCGGGTGAACATCACGCCCTTGCGCTTGAGTACCGTGTCGGGATCGATCCAGCTTTTCCGTGGAGGCTTAGGCTCAGGCCGGAAAACCCCGACCTGCCGCACCTCTCCGCCACGCATTTCAAACTCGGCCATGGCCGCAGCCAGGCGCGCCGATTCGACGCTGTTGCGCTGAATGGCGCTCAGTTCTGTGGTCATCATGCTGCCTTACTCCTCAGCTTTTCCTCGTACCCATCCACCAGCAGCTTGAACTGCCAGAGGTCGTCTTCGAGCTTCTCGATGTAGTCGTCGTCGCGCTTGAATTCCTGCCACCAAAGCTGGCGGCCAACAACCTCAAGGGCGGGGCAGTACATACCGACGTGCCAGAACTTGCGTCCCGTGATCCACATACACCCTTGCACCTGGTCCATGATGCCGCTGGCGTCGTTGTCGATATGGAAGGCGCGTAGCTTGTCGGGCGCGATGAAGCACTTGTACTCGCTGCCGCCGTCTTCGCCGATCAGGCCGTCGGCGCTGGCCCCAAAAGCCCCGTCATCGGTGGTGACGAATCCGGCTCGCTGCACGATCAGGCCGGTCGCCATTTCGTGCTCCATGCGCGCCATTGGCTCAAGTTCGTGGCCGCGCTTCATCTGCCATGTCTCAAACCCGTTATCCAGCGCAGCACCGCTGATTCGCTCGACCGCCAGGCCGAAGGCATAATTCATCGCCGCCTCTGAAGGCTCACCAACCGGCTGGCCCAGCAGAGCGCGGCGCACCACGTCAGCCTTCGGCGCGGCCTTGTATTCAGCCTCAACTCGGGCGTCAGCCTCAGTCTTGCCGCCGAGAATGGCGGAGACGTAGACCTGCTGCTGGCTGGTCAGCCCGTTAACGCGCGATCGGGCCACAGTGAACATGCTTGCAGTGATGCACCCGGCGCGGGCCTGATGCCAGGAATCACTGCCTTGCTCGCACTCAATGAGAATCATGATTTCACCTCGAAGGTCTTGCCACGATTGGTGACGGCCGCCTTGATCTGCTCGTAGCCTTCGGTGTCGCCAGCCGCCTTGAGCACTTTTACAGCCGCCTGCCATATCTTCTTCAGTTCGTCGGCGTCTGTGGCTTCACCGACCCGCTCAAAGATGTCCGCTCGCACCTGGGCGCGGAGGTCGTTATTCACCGAATTGAATGCTGCCGCGCCGTCGTCGTCCCGAGCATCGCCAGTGGTGATGTTCAGCAGGGCGCACATGACGTAGCGCTTGCCATAGGTTGTGGAGGAGCCGACGGCCTGAACTGCGTTGCGCCCCGGACCAACATCGACCGGCAGCAGCATAGTGGTTTGTTCCCGGTGCCCAGCGCTGTGCATCAGGATTCCGGTAACGCTGATGCCGCTGGCGGCATGGTCGACTTTGAACGTAACCGCGAACCCATGCCGCTGCATGATCGGCTTCAATGTGTAATTGATGTCGTCCAGGGTGGCGTAGCTGTTCTTGGTGTGGGTGTTCATCGCCCCTTCACCAACGGTTGGGATTTCGCACTGCATCTGCGCCATGGCGGCGTTAAAGGCCTGCTCGGCATTCTTCGACTGCATCCGCTCATGCATCGCCATCAGGCGTTCCATCTTTTCGATGTCACACTGAGGATCGGCGGCGGCGCGCTGGATAACCTGCAGGATGGTTGTCGAGTCACTGATGACTGCTACGGCGTTTTCTCGCTGATCGATGGTTGCAACGCTGGACATACAGAATCCTTGGCCGCGCCATGCGCAGCAATTATCCGCAAACTTATTTGCGGTCTTTTAGTTGGGTGCCTTGAATAGCGTGGCGTGCAGCCCGGAAAATATCCGCAGGCTCAGCCCGTGACGTGCCCGGCGTAAGCGCTGACGAGCATCCAGATTGTTGCGAAGGTGAGGGCGATGGCCGATCCGCGCCAGAATGCGATGCGCTTGGCGTGCTGGTATCTGGTCATGCCGCCGCCTGCGTATTGCACATCACCACTGAATAGCGCTGCGGGCTATCGTCACCAACCAGCGCCTCAACAGCGCCAATCTCTAGTAGCGCCAATTTCGCAGCATTCGGGTTTGCAATCAGGGCGCGCCTCTCTGCGCCGATCCAGATATCCAACCCCGTACCACTGGTTCCGCAATCGGACCAGCTACTGCAAGACTCGGCATCATCCTTGGCTGCCTCCAGATAATCTTTGGTTCGGCAGTGCGGGCAGATGTAGCTGCAGTCCTCTGGGTCATATCCTTCGCCATCACCTGCGTACCAGAGGTAGCCGCCCTCACGACACTCCCAATCGCCATGGTCATATCCGCATCCACTCATGACCGAACCCTCACAGCAATACGCCCACCCTTGATAGCCGCTGCGAGCTTTGGCGGCAGGGCAGAGACAGGCAGATCGCGCGGAAGGCCTGCGCCAAGGATTGTTAGGCTGCGCTCGATTTCCTCAAGCTGCTCATCAATCAGTGATTTAACCGGTGCCGTACTCATGCCGCTCTCCCTGGCCGACGCGCAATCGCACGATTCAGCCTTTCGCAGTAGTGGTTGAATTCTTCGAGGCTGATTGCCTCGGAGGTGTAGAGCTTGGTGATTTGATGCTGGACGAGTGCTTCCATGCCCTCAGGCCAGAACACGTCGTCGAAGCCTTCGAGCATCTTGTCGACGAGGATATGCGGGCTCACAGCGCATCCTCGGCCAACGCGATCGCTCCAGCCTTCGCATAAGGCGCCAGCAGCGCGACGGCGATCTGGCGTATCGCCTCATCAGGATCAGCGCAGCTCAGGGCCTCACCGGCAGCACTGGCGGCGTCCGCTGTAGCCTTCCGGCGAGCCAGCAAGATCAGTCGACCGAGAACCGAAGGGCTCACTCCGGTATCGCCAAGCTGCTCCATGGCGAACTCATCGACCGCCACGGCGAACCGCTCGAAGGTCACGCCGCGCTCTACGTCAGAGCCCATCAGCAACTGCTCAACGCCGTTTGCTACCCATTCCCGCTCAGCCGTGTCGTCAATTACGACCGGGAGGCGATTCTCATATTCGAACTGTGCCAGTTTCAGTGCTGCGTTCATGGTCGCCTCCAGGGCTGGGTTATGCGTTGCGGGCTGCCAGCATGGCGTCTGCCAGTGCGTAGCTGTATGCGGCGATATCTGCGTCGCCCATATCGTCAAAGTCGCGATCATTCGACGTGATGGCTGCCTGCATGGCCTTGGCCGCGAAGTAATCTCGAAGCGTCATGCCGCAGTACTGGTGCTCAGCCGCGCTATCTACCGGGAAAGCTGGCTCGTTTTTGTCGTCGCTCATCACTCAATCCTCATCGTTCAAATGCAATCGGCTGGAAACATCACTCGGCTGTATTCCGCAAAGGAGCCGGCTGTTTCCATGCGATTAAATTCGGGGCAATAAAAACCCGGCGTTAACCGGGTCGTGGGTGTATCTGTAGGCGATGCCGCTGTTGGAAGGCCTCGGCGCGCTGTCGTGTTACATGGCGAATCCTCTTGCTCGTTGCCGCTACTGGACTCATGTCCGGCTACGGGGGATATGCAGGTGGGCGGTTATAGGCCGCGATTTCGTCCGCATCGG